TCTTGGATAGGAGTTGTTTTTGCGTTTTTCTTTGCCATTATGATATATACTTATACAACAGAAAGGACGTAGTGTCAATAAATGACTAAAAAAATCAAAAGCTTACAGCAAATGATAGTAGACCGACGTCGTAAATTGTTGCGAGCGTGCCTCCGTCATGATGAAAATAAAATGATTAAGCACCAGCACAAATTACTGCGCTTGTACTTAAAACAAAATAGTTAAACATCGCCCTCTGCGCGATTTTCCGCCCGTTCAACACTGAAGGAACCCTCAGGGTAACGTGCTTCTAGCTTGGCTACGTTTTCTTTAATCACAGTATTTGGATCAAGCTTCATAGCCTGGCAACACATCATCCAATAAAAGATGATATCGCCTAGTTCTTTTTGCATGTGTGTACGAAGTTCTGGTGTGAGCTCTTTGCCATGCCAGTTTAGCTTCTTTACAATCTCTGCAAACTCACCGCTTTCGCCAGCAAGTCCTGTGCTACCTGTTAGTAGCAGCGCAGGGTTAATTCCTGTGTTCTCTAGTTCGTGCAAACGCTTAACAAACAAGTCGAGGTTTGTACTTACTTCGCTTGTTACACCTGCTACGAATTTGTTGTATAATGCTAGATCTGCTGTCATATTATTCGCTGCTCTCGATAAATTCAACGTTAACACCATCTGCATGGCGGTTGTTTACAAAAATGATACGATCAAAATTCAAGGAACCTTTGTTTTCTTCCATAAAGGTTGTCTTATCTTTTCTAGTTTGGTAATTTACTATTAGTGTTGTCATATTAGTTCTCCTAAGGTTATAATTCAGTATACACTATAACCTATTGAAAAGCAACAACTATTTTAAAATCTTACACTCTCGCCACATCCACACCCTGCTGTTGCAAGCGGGTTGATCACTTCAATGTGACTTCCTGTAATGTCAGTAATATAATCAACTGATGATCCAATTAGCATCATCAAGCTTGCGCCGTCTACGGCGAACGTAAATGCGTCGTAGTCAGTAATGTCGTCGTCTGGATAAAGATCGTTTCGGTCGTCAAGGATTTTCCAGGAATACTGGAAACCAGCGCATCCGCCGCCTTCGACTCCAAACTTTACGACCTTATCTTTTGCAATTTTGGCAAAATGCTCTACTGCATCTGCGCTCATATTCACTGCCTGCTTAGTAGGCAATACAAAGTTGGTCATTCGTTCTCCTAAATCTCTAATTGTTGTATGCAAAGAAACTCTGTAATCAATAATTTCTTTTCAGTTCTAAAGTTGAGATCAATTCCAAAACGCTCTACACATAACTCGCATATCGCTTGTTTTGTCATGTTGTTTAAGCTTTGTCTAGTTTCAATTGGTTCTTGTGGCCCTGCTGCGCGTGGCTTAACAATTAATTCTGCTGTAACATTTTCTTGTTTAATGTCATAACTATCTAATGCCTTTGCTCCGCCTCCCACAGTAATCACCCTATCACCAATAACCATAAAAGCTTGTTCAAGTTTGTCAAGTATCACTAGTCCTACCCCGTTAAAATAGACCCAGTTCCAATTTTCCTTCGTCGGATATTTTGTCAGGGCCCCACTCCGGTTGGAATGTTACGTTAACCTCAACGTCCGTCGCTCCTGCATTGTAAGATGCAGCTTCAATATCGCTGATAATCTCGTCGCCGGCAGGGCAAAACGGACTAGTCAAAGTCATAAGAACGTTCACCTTGCCTTCTTCTGAAACGACAATATCATATATTAATCCAAGATCATATATGTTGACGCTTACTTCGGGATCGTAAACTTCCTTGTAACTATTTATCAGATCATCGCGTGTTAGCATGGTCTTGTCGCCCTTAATTGCTGTAATGCATTTTAACCATCGTAAAATGCTCTTCTTCTTTTAATCGTAACGTAATTTTCTGGTTAATGTATATTGGGTGCGGACTAAGAACATACGCAGGCGGGTCAGAAATATCATGCAATATAAAATCAGTGTCGTACACTAATCCAATTTCTTGCTTTATCTTGTCAATAATATGTTCTCTGATTTTAGATATAGAGTCTCCCATTGCTCGAAGACCCATAATAGCCACACGGTCATATCCCGTTTCGCTATTTTCTCTCCATGTCATTTCCAATGTAAGGTGTACGTTATCTATCATTTATTACTTCAATCTAACAGCATCTTGAACATGATTTCATATTCAGCCGCTTTTTTTCTAAACGATACTTTGTATGCTTTTATGCTTGGAGACCATCTACCTGTGTGTCGCATAATATGAATAGATTCATGCGGCCAATTTGGCGCAACAGACTTCATTCGTTTTTTAATATACGCTCTCCCGGTCATACCTATATACTCGTCTTGAGCTAAGTCAATCCAATATATTCCGAATTTAGCGTTATGTGACAACAGTTTCATTACTTATCCATGTGCCAATTTGAACATCGTGTACATTTCTTCATCCCTGAAATTAATGCCCACGATGTAATTTACATAAATGTCAATCTCTCTTTGGTCAGTGTCGCGGCCAAAAAATTTATTCATGTAACATCGTGTATACTCTATAGAGAGTGTCACAGTTCTGTACTCATAAGGCGGCTCAGCCCAATATCTCATATTAATATATTTACAAGGCTGAATTTCTAATTCCACTACTCAAACAAGTCCTCATCCCATTCGCGGTGACCTTCACGATATGCCATATTGCTCTGTGTTTCGCGCACTTCAACTTTAAAGCACCACAAACGTTTTGCTTCACTGTCGCCCCACATGTCTGGAATGTAAACACCGTTTACGTATTTGTACAGCTGATCAGCAAGACCTTCGCAGCCTAGCTTAGGCAGAATGGTTAGCTTTGCTAGTTTACGCTTTTCCATCTCTTTGTAAAACTCTAGTTCGGGATCGTCTTCAGCAACTAATGTTGTGTGATCAAACTGATCCTTTAGTACAGCTTTTAACTCTTTCAAGCCGCCGTAGTCAGCAACCCAATTGCGAGCGTCTAGCTCGTTTGTTCCAAAGTAAAACTTCATGCTAAATGCATAGCCGTGGTTCATGTTGCAGTGCGAGTCTGCTTTCCACTGTCTGTAAGCACACGGAAACTCGTCAATGTATTCTTTTGTAGAAACGTATTTGTATGTGATTGGTTGGTTCATACCGTTGTCTCCTCTTTACGAGTTACTTCAACTGCTGATGCATAACGCAACACCCGTGACACTGAGAATCGCGCAGGGCGGCTTTTATCCGGCATATAGTTTGAACTTGTAGGATAGTCTTCAATATACCGCAATATGTAATCATATATGTAGCACTCACTTAGGTCATAGTTAAGAATACTGTCATCATCTTCTAGTGCCCGTGTTACACATTCCATGACGTTTCCGTCATCGTCCAGAATAACTGGCATAAGAGCATAGCCCTTAACTTCCAACTTACGGGGTAATGGCAATTGTACACTACCTACCGCATTAAACTGCCTATGTGCTTGCCAGACATCTTTATCTGTTGTGATTGTTTGGTTCATTTCTTTCTCCTTGGTAATGAATTCAAACGATATATTACCAATGCATCTTCGTAACGCAAGTCTCTAGTAAGTGATGTAATTTGAATCATTTGTCTCATTATGCGCGGAGTCTTTATAGTGGGGCGAGCGAGTCCACTGTAGTTATTTATAGTTTGACAGTCTTCTCAACTATCAATTTTGGTGTACGTCTAGGCATGCCACGAGGTCCCAGTACGTTTGCATCATAACCTCGGTTGTGCAACTCGATGATTGCTTCTTCAGCAATCATCTTCAACTCTTGATCAGTCTTTGTCATTGTTTTCCATCTCTTGTAAAGCTAATCCAACTCTGACCTGGCGGCGGATCAAATTTTCAATGTCTTTTGCGGACAATTCTTTTAATTCGCGCATTTCGTCTGTCAAGTCGCCACGTTCTTCTAAAATGATTCGTGTAAACAGATCAGTGCCATATGCTTTGGCAAGTGTTTGTGCTTGCTCAAATGCCATATCAGATCTTTTTTGTTCGTCCATATTATCGTATCCCTTTATTAACTTGGTCTCGTACATGGGTCTCATGTAGAAACCAAATTCCAAATGCAATAACTATAAGCCAGATGCCGCCTGCTGCAAAACCTGTAAATGAAGTTACTAATCCAGAACTGCCTAGGTCAGCAGTAACAAAAATAGCAATCCAGTCCCATACAGTGAACGGTTTATCAGGCGCGTTTTGTGAGGATTTCATCTGCAAGACCCCAATCAATTGCTTCTTGAGCGCCAAAGAAAGTATCGTGCTTCATAGTTTCAGCAACTTCCTTGAGCTTCTTTTTTGCGCTGTTATGTTGTGTGTACAGCTCTGTAAGCCTATCATTCAGGCGGTGGCTTTCTTCCAGGTGACGGCGGCTGTCTTCAAATTCCAAGTCTTGGATATGAACACTACCATTTGTACCGCGTGTTCCACTGCTTACGCGGTGAATCATTGTGCGTGATTCTGGCAGTACATAGCGCTTACCTGGTGCGCCAGCCATTGCTAGGAAGCTACCCATGCTCGCTGCCTGTCCTGTAACCACTGTGGATACGTCAGGTTTGATATACTGCATAGTGTTGTAGATGCTGAGACCTGCTGTTACACTGCCGCCTGGACTGTTGATGTACATCGTAATGTCACGAGTGTTGTCCTCTGATTCCAAATAGATCAGCTGGCTGCAAATCAAGTTTGCCATAAAATCCTCTACGGGACCATTTAGCATAATAATCCGCTCTTTAAGTAGGCGGCTGTAAATGTCGTATGCACGTTCACCTTGTGATGTGCGTTCTACTACCATGGGTACTAGTGTCATATTGTTATTCCTTCATCAAGATTTTTAAGTGTTTCAGTTATTGATCCTACTGTTTTTCCAGTCTGTTCAAACATGAGCTTGACCATAACGATATCTTCGCCGTGATCGAAATACACGGATATATAGGTGTATGATTGGAATACTATACCTATTTCAGTTATTACATACCTGTCGCTGGGTATACTTATATCGTCGAGCAACTTTTCCAATCTTGCACATGTATACTGTATAGGTTCAGTTGATGAGGGTCTATCTACGCTATAACCACACGACCCAGAAAGAAAAAAGTCAATATAATGGTTGTTCGCTACTTCGCCCTGGTATATGCCAACACTCACTTAGTCATTCCAAAGTGTTTGAATGTTTTGCGCAGTGCATCAACTTGTGCTTTACAATCTTCAAGTGCGTTGTGTGCAGCAAAGTTGTTGTCTTTGCGCGGGTCACGTGGCATACGATTGATCATTGTGCGTGAATCTTCAATTTGCCAGAACACCCAAGGTATTGGCTCGCCAAATTGGCGGCACATATTCTCTAGTATGTTAATGTCAAAACTACCTTGGCTCCAAATACGATCGCACCCAACAGTCCATTTTTTTAATGCTTTTAGAATTGTGCGACAGTCTGTCCTGTCGTCACTGAATGCTTCCTCTTGGATTGCTGCTGGCTGCTTAGCCCACCACTCTAATGTGCTATTGCTTTGTGTCCTGCCAAGCTTGTCCTGCTCGTCAATATCAAATCTGTAATATAAGTCTTGGTGTGTATCAGTAAAGTTGAACGGATCAAACTTTACGCCACCAATTGTTAGGACTTGTGCTGCTGGACAGGTATCCAGAGTCTCCAAGTCAATCATTGCCCATGTTGTCATTTATTTTTCCTTTATACTACAATACACTATACCTATGCAGGTGTCAACATAAATGTTACAATAGAGGCCATTGGCGATCAACTGTTTCTGCAACCCAAGTTGGCCATGTTAACTTAATCATTGTTCTTGCTTCTTCGCTAGGTATATCCATCGCCGCTTGGTTGATTTGGAATGATGTCACTTCATAATCAATATTATGTGACTCTAACCACACCGTAATTTCACGAACGCAGATCCATCCCTTGTGATTGTCGTTACAATCATAATTCCAATATACGCGCTTCGGCAGCTCAGGAATATGGTCTGTTAGTACGTAAATATTAGGATTCATCGTCATAATCAAAATCACCTGACAGTTTAGCCATAATAAAAATTTCTTCACTTGTAAACATAACTGTAACATATCTACGGGTGTAAGACATTGATTCTTCACCTATAGGACCAACCCAGTTCCATTCTGGAATATTGTAATGTACACCAAGCTCATAACCACGATCTTCCATGAGCGCTTCAATATCTGCAATTGCGCTAATACGGCTGCCTGGCGGAAATATAAAATACACTGCAAGACTGCCATGCCTTGTGCGATACTCGCCTTGCTTGTCGCGCAGTTCAGTTTTGTCAAGATTAATGTTTCCGGGTTTTGGGCGGTATCGCCTACCGCCAGACATTACGATTTTATTATAGTTAGCCATGCATTAATTTTACCATTACAAATTCTTCATCGTCATTAAAGTTGATACGATATTTTGTTTTGTCAGGATCCAATTCCAACGTGAGATTTTGTGAATCAATACCCCAATTTGCCTTCAATTCATTATGAATTAATTTAACGAAATCTTGTTCCTGCTTAGGTGAAAATTCGTGATATTTACCACTCATTGCACCGCAGTTAACATACATGTTTGCCCCATCAATCCAAATTTCAGGCTTGTACCTGGCTGGTATCTTGTCATACATTCCACTTGCGTAGCGAGTTGTTCTTGGCAAAAAGTTATTCATGTACTGCTAACTTCATCATTACAAAGTCCTCCGGATTTTTAAACCAAATGGCGACAGGAGTTTGTGAGGGCGTACCTTCCCAGTACCTACCTGCATTGTTTATAGTATAGTGCTCCATGTAAGTATAATTGTGTTTATACATAAAGTCAATGACTGTTTCTCTTATTTCATCTTGTCCATCGCACCAATCAAAAATTGCAATGATTGCACCCTCATCTTCATCTATAAACTCAAGATTTAATATCTTACAAGGCATCCAAATCCTCTGCATACTGTGCCTGTGGCGTGGTTGTTTTCCAGTATTTCAATTTGGTCTCTGCGTCTTTGATCTCTTGCTTTAGTGCTACTACTTGCTCTTTTGTCAAGTTCAAGATGTTGACAGATAGCAAACGGCTGATGTCAGTGTCAAGTGCGGCTGTCACCTTGAGTGTAACGTCCGTTACTTGCTTGCGGGTCTGGTTCTTGAATTTAATTTTGTCGTTCAACACAGCCTCGATAAATTCAATCTTTACACGCAACCAACGCAACAGTTCGTCATGTTCTTTAATTGCAAGATCAATTCGCTCTTGCAAAACACCAAGGCGGAAGTCAACAAAGTCACGGATAAGATCGCCTGGGCCAGTATACTCGCGCAGTACGTTGCCTGGGCCAATTACGTTGAGGTTTTCGGAATGTGGTTTTGCTAGCTTAAACTTTTGGATAATTTCTTTATCCTTCCAGTTAGCAGAAGTCTGTTGCTTGAGAATGACTTCAAAGCGGAAGCCTCTGCTATCTGTCTGGTCTTCATAGCTAACAATTAAGCTGTCATCTTCCAAGTCATCCAATACTTTGATATATGTCTCTCGGTCAAACCCGTACGGGATTTCTTCAATTAGCAACTTAGTTTTGCCAACCTTACGGAATATGCCCTTACAGACGTAACGATCGCTTACAGCATCATATACCGTAGTACCGTTAAAGTCTGGGAATGTTACATTGAGCTCACGGCGTGGCGATTTGCCAGACAATAGGGTGCGAATATATGCTACCACGTCTGCTTCAGCACGTGGTAGAATGTTTGTCGCAAAGCCTGTCGCAATGCCTGATGCACCATTAAGCAACACAAGCGGCAACACTGGCAAGTAGAATGCAGGTGGCTCATGTTCTGGGTCATCATGCTCAGGGCTCAGATCCAAGTCTTTGATGTATTTGTCGAAGTTTGGGCTCACCTTAGTATAAACATAACGGGCAGCACCAGCTTCTTGCACTTGACGTGTACCAAAGCTACCACGTCCTTCAACAAGACAAATGTTATTGCGCCATGTCGCTGCCATAAGTTGCCCAGCGCCTGCTGCACTAACCTCGCCGTGGTTGTAACCATAGTCTGACACAACACCAGATACAGCGCTGACTTTCTTAAAATCTCGTCTGCTGTTTTTCAAACTGGAATAAAGGTAGAAGCGCTGTACTGGCTTCATACCGTCAATCATATTTGGAATTGCCCTTGAGGCAACAGTGTATTTCGCGAAGTCTAGCATTTCGTTTTTTGCGACTTCACTTAGTTTATAAGGGGTATTTGTCATTCTTGCTCTTTTTGTTTACGGCTCTCTTTGAGTCGTCTCATTTTGTATTCATATCTGTTGCTCTTTACACGCGGTCGCGCAGTTGAGCAACCAGTGCTTCAATTTCATCCAGTGTCTCATTTGACATTGCCATCCGACCGTTGCCGCAGCGGACGCTTGCAACCAAGTTGGCAATTGCGTTCGACTTTTCATTAACAACACGCTCGTTTTCGGCGCGCTCAAGGATTTCAGTTAGGCGGGCGGCACCAATTAGGCTGGGACCATAGTTAGCTTTGTAGCTATCACCATACTTGTCAAACCGCAGTTCGCGTCCGTCAGTAGCAGTTAAAAAGATATGGCCAAAACCATTAATTTTTGTAATAGTACCAAAGCCATTTGCTGCAACGCCGTAACGGGTGAAACGGGCATAACCAACTGTGTCACCTACTTTAATTGTATCTAACATGTGTATCTCCTTTGCTTACTACTTGACTATAAAGTAATACGCATTGGTTGTCAACCCGAAATATAATTATTTCCGGGTCTATACCAAGTTTTTTGGTTGTGCAAATCACCCAGTAACCTGTTGATGTCATGCTGTTCTGCAGTGTCTTGACTTGCTGCTAGCATTGCCCGCAATGCAGTTTCTATCAGTTCAAGGTCAGACAGTCCTAGCGTAAACTCTGTGTTGTATTTTACCATACTAACCTCTGTTGTAATTGAAATAATCAGTTCCGCGCGGTGCAACTGCTAGCTTTTCCCAATACTCATCAGGTTGCTTTTGGGCAGTTTTAAGGATAGCATCGTACTTGGTGATTTTATCTTCCACCAAGTACTCATATCGTTCCAGTGTTAATTTTTTGATCGCTTCTGCTTCAGGACTCATTTAATCATCTCCGGGGTCTCGTCTTTCAACCACTGCTTACGCGGTTCGGAATCTTTTCCAAACATTACTGTGAACCATTTTTCATCATCAATCTCGATGACGTCAAAGCGCGGCTGGTTGATAATGACATCGTATTCAGCTTCTTCAAGAGATGCAAGTCCCTTGATGTAACGGTGATGCCAGCCTGTATTATTTTTCTTAAACTCACGAGCGTCAGAATAGCTGTAAAACCATTCTACATCTTTGCCCTTTGTTGAAATCATAATGGGTGTACGTGTAATTGCAATGCGGCCTTCTGTGAACAGGCGCGGCCAAAACTTGTAGAAGAATGAGATCAATAGGCCGCTAATGTGATTGCCGTCGTGGTCAGCATCAGCTAGTGTTGCAACCTTTTCGTAATCCATATTGTCAACGCTGTTAGGGTCATTAATGTCGAGTCCTAACACTGCAATTAGCTCACTTAGTTCTTTGTTCTTAAGAACGTCTGCTGGCTTCTTATCAAATGTGTTCATAACAACACCACGTAGCGGCAATCCACCAACAACTTTTGGATCGCGCACTTTAAGCAAGAAACCCATAGCACTATCGCCCTCACACAAGAATAACGTGCTCTGTCGTGTACTTGCTGCAACGTGCTTTTGTACCTTTACACGCTTGAGCTTCTTCTGGGCGAGTGTAGCTGCTCGTTTGTCCGCTGCCATCTTTTTAGCAACTTGTGCCTCAACAATAGGCTCAATAATGTCATCACAAGCCATAAGCTTTTTAGCGGCTTGCTCAAACGTCAAAGGATCGCTTGCTTCATAGTGCTTGCGCACTTCACTCTGGCTGCTCGTAAGCCGCTCTTTAGTCTGTGCATCATACTGTGGGTTTACAAAGTTACGGGCAAAGAGAACGAAGGTCAAGCCGCTTTTAATAGTGCTACGGTTGACTTCAACCTTGTACTTGCGCTTGATCATTTTGATCATTTCTTCAGTAACGCCGTTAATCACATAGTCATTATAAGCACCACCTAGGCGCGTGTTGACGCCGTTAATGTATCCATTTTGGCGGAAGCCGTCCTTACTATGAGTAATAATAAACACAACATCATCACGTGACATTGTCACACTGCTACCATCTTCGCCAGCGTATAGCTTGCTGTACTGTGTAACATTGCGGGCTTTGACCAGCTTGCCGTTCAGCTTAAATTTGATCTCTGGGAAAGCAATCTGTAGGCTATTGAGACGATCATGGATAAGGTCATAATGGTCCCCTTCATCTAGATTTGCGACTCCTAGCAAGCTAAAGTCTGGGTTAAATTTCACCTCAGTGCCACTGCCAGTTGCAGCTTTATCCTCAGACACCATAATGGCTTCAGCGCCGTTGCTACATGATACTGTGATCTTCTTTTTATCACGCCATGTACTGCCTACAAATTGCTTGCTCATAAAGTTCACACAAGCAGAACCTACACCGTTTGCACCAATTGTGACGCGGTCGTCATCAAAGCTTGTACCAGCGCGGACGCGGGTCCATGCAGCAACAGGGCGCACCATCTTCTCGCCTGTTTCAGTGTCTGTAATTTCGTCTTGAGGAATGCCACGTCCGTTATCAGTTACCGTTACATTGGTTTTCTGTACGTTGACTGTAATTTCGTTTGCGTATTTGAATTGTGTACGAATTGCTTCGTCAATACAGTTGTCAAGGATCTCGTCGACCATCTTGAGCAGTGCAGGGACATAACTTACCATCCTCCATTCGCCCAACACAAACCGTGGTTGTAATTCATTAGCAGTGCTGCCAAGATACATACCCGTGCGTTTTCGTACGTGCTCACGGGCACTCATAATCTGGAATTCTTCTTTACTCATAATAATCCTTGTGTCCTGTATGTATCTATACTACGCTTATACAGTAATGCGTCTTGGATGTCAATAGCCAGGTTCACTATAATTGCGTGATTTTTTATATAATGCAAACCCTGCTAGTCCCATTGTTGGGCAAATCATAATTTGATCAGGCAATCCAACGTCATCTTTTTCACCTAGCTCGCCTGTAATGAAGTAGGCGCCTGTGTCTTCTGCACGTTCGTGAATGATAGCAGTCTTGACTTTATTGAGTATTGTTGCAATCTGTAAGCAATCCTCATGTGTTGCTAATTTAAGATCAGCGCCCATCGCTTGAGCAAGCTGTGCATATCTGCGCTTTAATTCGTCGTGGCTTAATTCTTCCATATTATCCTCTTATTCTGTTGGTGGTACTATTTCTTCATCGCGGTCCTGTTCAGCCGCCTCAACTAGGTCATGTAACCGATATTCATCAGGCACAGTTTCATCCATACTGATTACACCATCAATACGATACCATTTTCCTTGCACTTCAATAGCGCATACATCAGGATCAAAACATACAATCTGCGGCTCACCATTAACAACTTGGTTTGTTATATCTCTGACATTTTTTACTTCAAGTGCAACGAAGATTGAAATCGCTGTTGGAATGACTAACAGCGCTAGCATAAATGCCTTAAAGATCGCCTGTGTTGTTAATGATTGTTCAGTCATTGTCCAAATTCTGACACAGCTTCAGCGCAACTTCAAGTTGGCCCAGTGCATCCTTTACTAAAGGATATTTATCCGCCATCGCGCTAAGCCCGTCTTGTTTGTTTATTAGTTCAATCATACGATCAATTGCATTTTCAGTTTCATATGGCATCATTAACGTCGTCTGATTGATTGGTTGCCAAGAGCCACCATCGTACACAACCATTCCCTGCTGGTTACTGTCCCAGTATACCTGGCCTGTTTGTGCATCATTTGGTGGTGTACATCCAGAAATGTACGTACTACCAGTCGTGATAATGTGCCCGCTACCGCTTTTAACACTCATAGGTTCACCATCATTGCTTCGAGTTCCTTAAGGCAAACGAACTTCGTACCGTTTGCATGATATGTGTGGCTTGTATGCCAGTGACCAAATACCCAGAGCTCAGGCTGGTGGATGGCAAACATGCTGCCTAATGCTTCACGTGTACGGCTTGGAAACTCTTTGCGATACCACGGAAACATATAAGGAATAACATCTTCAGGTCCATCATGTGTCAACACAATACGAGGCTTGCGTTCCTCATAAAGGTCAATTGCTTCGTGCAGTTGGTCGTAGCTAAGTTCTTCGTCTTCCCACCAATCAACACCTGCTGTGCGCCATGCGCGATCAATGCTGTTACCACCAGCAATCACCATGAGACCAGTATCAGGTTCCCAATGGGTGTCATCCAGGCAATACTCGTGTGCTGCACAAGCTGCTGGATTGTCGTGATTGCCACGAAAATAACGATGCTCGCCACACAAGTCCTCCATGTCGCCTTCTAATTTAGCGACACGGTCAGGATGATGTATTTGGCCAGCAAAACCCCAGCCAAAGTCACCAATCTGAATACTACGCTCAGGCTGGTATACTTCTAGCACTTTTGAATAAGCATCCCACTTACCGTGTACGTCGCCTATTATTAGCAATTGGGTCATAATTTAAATTTCTCTTTCTTATCTCATCATTTTCTTCTATGATCATATGCACAAACAATGGCCAGATTACAATAATTGCAAACAACACTACTAACATGTCAGAGTCTTCACCCTTTAAAATAGAAGTGACTGACGTTACATTGGCTGATTCTTTACCTAACTCTTCTTCAATTAAATCACCTCGATTTATAGATGATAGTATAGCACATCCTATTGAAATGTGCAATATCAGAAGCATATAAATTATGATCATTGTTATTTCTTTTGATTTTTAATGTGTAGCTGGTCAGCTGTAATCATGTTACCATCAGGTAAATCTACTTTGGGTAAATCACTATCCAAGTAACGGTATGATAAAGTGATGTGGGGACGGTAGTCTGGCCACTCGTCTTCAAGGGCATATTGAGCACCAATGGTGTCTCGAATTGAATTGAGTTGTTCACTTTCAATCTCCAGCACTAATATATTTTCACCTGGACCAAACAACGCAAATCCCTTAGGTACAATATCATTTATATTTATAGTCTGAGTGACATTGTCCATTAGAACAGCGTTTGTCGTGTACCATACTGTTGAGTGAAAGTCAAAAGCAAGTGTAGGCTGATAACGACCATTGAATCGTATCGTTAGATCAAAGTCATTGTCAATACAATATTGACGCAGATAACTTTGCGTCACTGCGTCATACTGTACTTCAATATATTTGTATTCTCTTAGAACAAGTTCTTCATCTTCTTGCATTCGTTTCCTTAGGGGTGAAGCTTGAACTGTCGCAGGTACTCCAGCGCAGCAGCAGGTGTGTCTATCGGAGCAAACACATAGCCACCAGTCAATTCTTCAGCAGTATAAAAGTCACCTTGCCAGTTTGTGAACGGGTAGGTAGGATCAACAACTGTGCCAGTTTGCAAACCATACACTGTTGCCAGTTCTTTAACTGTGTCAAGGATCTGTTCTTGGGTCAGTGCAAGCGTGATTTTTGTACCAAAACCGCCGCCGCCTTGCATACGCCATTCGTCCATGTCAAGACGAAGATCCTGGCCGCGCTCACCTGTTGTATTAAGCACATCAAACACAAACTGTGTTGCAGCGTGACCACCATGAGCCCAACCTTTGCCGGGGTTCATTTGGTAGATGTCAGTACGTGCAAGCAAGTACAACCGGCTGCCTTGATGTTGAAGTGGAAAAGCTGGGTCGCGTTCTTGGGTGATTACAGTCATTCTGTACCTCGTTATTACATAACCAATCTAGCATGGTTAGATTGTAGTGTCAATACCTTCATGCATTTTAATTACAGTTTCAAGTTCACCAAATGCATCGTCTATCATTGTGTGTTTGCGCAGTTCAGTAAATTCGTCACTGGCTTTTAGTAGATTTAGAATCTTGCCTACTTCAGTTACAGGCTGATATTTATACACATCCAAGGCTACGGATGAACTAATCTTTACATAATCATCGTTATACACATCACTGCTAGCAGTAAGGCGCAATTCATTTTTCTCAATCCAGGCATGTTTCGCCCGCATTAATCCGCCATGCGATTCTGCTTGCGTATATGCTGATGATGGTGAATATTTTGATGATTTTTTCACTTGAAATGTACGGCATCCACAATCACATTTTGAAAATAGTGAATGATAAAAGGTTTTGGTGCCAGAGTCGGTATAAGTGGTGTAGTAGCCATGGTCATATGCTACTACATAAAACTTATGTCTGTGGAACCAGTTCTTCATTATTTTGTATCCACTTGCGGGGTGTTATTTACATGCAACTTGACAGCTACTTCTAACTGCCCAAGTGCATCGTCAACCATCTGGTTTTTCAAGAGTTCTTTAAACTCAGGATCCTTCTTAAGGTTTTTGATAACATTTTCAAATCCACGCATAGGAGCGTAAGAAGTGTCAACCCATACAATATTTTTGTCATTGTATCCAGTAATTTGCCCAGCTTCTTCCCAAATAGTTGCTTGCAAAGCAACATCACAATGTCTCTCTAGTGCAAATGTACGGCCTTCCTGTGTCGCATCAGCAGCTTCAATACGGCGCTTGCCACAATTATGACATTTCTGAAATTTAATAATATGATCAGACTTAAAAGTTTCTTCGCGGCTTTTTTTGTCTAATTTGTGCCAGCCATTTGATGTGTCAATTGCAATAGTGTCCCACAAGTGGTCCTTAAAGAAGTTGCAAGATTTAAACATTGATGTCCTCATGTAATATTTCTATCAGCATAGCAAATTATGTATCAGTAGTCAAGCGAAGGGGCGACAATAAATGCCGCCCCATCTATTTTTATGAACGTGCTCGGGCAACAACGTCGCCCCAATCCTCGTCGACTAGGATGTAGCCGTCCTCGTATACAGTCTGTAACTTGTTAACTCCTGGGTAACGCAAATCACCCACTAGCTCATCTTCGCGGACAGTTACAAATTCACCATCCAAAGTAATGAGTGCAAGACGACCTTTCTTTGAACGCTTGCCTTTGTCAGTTACAGGGTCCTTGAACACATCAGTCCAAACACCGTCGATTTTCGCAGCGCTCGCTTTCATCGCAAAGCCCATAGTATCGCGGTTTACGCCTTGCAGCAATGCACCACCCATACCAAACGCAATGTTTGAAATTGAGTATCCTTCGTCCATCAAGCTTTTCATAATTACAGAAATGCTGTCTTGGTTAATGCCATCGCCTTGGATAACACGGACGTTGTTGAGGACTTTATACCCTTTGGTGTTTACAGTGTGACCAAATGCAGCGTCAAGTAACTTGACAACTTCAAGTGGTACTGTTTCAGCGTTGCCACTATCTGGGCGAACTACCAACATTCCATCCATTTCAATTACACGTTCTCTTAGTGCATCGCCCCACAAGTTTGTGCAAGCGTTATAGATGTCATAGCTGTCTGAAACAACTGCTACCAGTCCTGAACCAAACTTGTCTAGCATGTTTTCAAATGCTTTAACTTCGTTTTCTTTGCCCCAACTTGTAATTGTTGAGTGTTCAGATGCTGGAACACTTGCATCAACTCCCTCGAAAGGTGCGTTGTAAAACTCCATAGCGTGTAGACCGGCAACGCCTGTGTCTGACCCCATAAAGTTTAGCAAGTGTGACGAACCACCAATCCCTGCGCTTTCCCTGCTTGACACTCCACGGGAGCCAAAGTCGTGCAGTTTAAACAGGATCTCTTCGTCAGGTGCATCTGCGCTAATAACAAGAGCATCGTAGATGTCTGTCTTGATCGCAGCGCTTAGTGACGCAACTGTTGTTGGGTACCAGACCCGCATTAATGATGTTTCGACCCAAGTAGTGAGCCAAAAGAACCTAGGGTCAGTATTAACAACTTGAACTAACACGTTTCCGTGCTTCATCACAGTGCCTTCAGGCGCTGCTTGAATCCGCAGTGGCAAACGTCCTTGTAGAATTGGATCATTTGCGAGCGCCAACCAATCTTCTAAATTGAAGGGTAGGCCTCGTGCTTTCCAGTAGCGGTCAGCAAAGTGTACTTGCGCTACTGTAATTGGCACTGCTAGTCGTTCAAGGATATGGCGCAAACCATACCAAGTCGCTGTGGTCCACGGATTTTTACGAGCCTCAATATAGCTGCTGATAAATTCCGTGCCTTTAGGGTATTGTCGCGGCATAGATACCTTATAGGCATCTGTATCGATCATAATACTGTCTTGTAGTTTAGTCATAACTAATCTCCTTAGTTTTATTGTGGTGTAACACTCCGCTACACCAATTTGCCTCTATGGCAAATCTCTTATAGATTGGTGATCTTACCAATCAATACTATTAGAATATTATTCCATATCCTCATCTTCGTAAACGCGAAACTTTTCAAAGCCTTGGCGTTCTTCATCATTAAGTTCAACGCCGTCTGCGTCAAGTGCTGCAAGCATTTGCAACGAACCATTGCTATCGTCCTGGAAATCTTTATATTTCCAATCACCCATATCAAACATATAACGTGTAAATGCTGCCATATCAAGGGCTGCATTATGTTTGAGCAGTTCATCGAGTGAATTGAATTTTAGTGGTTCTTGGACCAATTTTCCTTGCTCACGGTCTAACGTTTGTAACGCATTAATGCGTGGCCAAATATTCTCCAAGAAGTCACGGTCAAAGTCGTCAAACGACATATTTCTCGCAAGCAATTTAACTTTAACATCATCTATCCCGTCATATGATGTGTAACCATTCATATTGTAGAATGTCTTAGTAATGAAATCAATAAACACAATGCCGTATTCACTAGGCATAATCTTGTCTCTAGATCCATTTGGATCACAATACTGCCCTGCCATTTGTGCTGTTTCGTGATAACTGCCGTCATCATAGGCATCACACATTTCATACCAGGTATCAAGATAGTCAGAGACCACATCATTGTCGCATGCCATAAACCGTGGGTCAGCAAAACTCCAAAAACTAGAGTTTGTCCAACGTTCCATTTTGTGCCATTCGCCATCAGGTGTACGAATTGTTACAGCCAAGCTTCCGCCCATTTTATCTTCCTTTTACTAGGGTTGTTTT